CAACGCGTGCACGGTCGAAGAGCTGCGCGCGCCCGACCACGCGACGCTCAAGCGCCTGCAGGCCGTTCGCAACAAGCGCTTGAAGCGTAAGACCAAGCTGCGATTCGGACCCGCTGCAGCGTAGCCCTGCGCGCTTCTGCACGTCCGGATTGATCCGCGCGCGCTCTCGCGCCTGCGCGTCGAGTGCACGCGTCTCTGACGAACCCCCAACCACCCGCCCCAAGGAGAATCGAACCATGCCTACCGAAGTGATCGAGCGACTGTGCCCGGTGAAGCTGGACGACGAGGAAGTGCTCGCCCGCGGCGCCAAGATGGCCGAGGAAGAGCTGCAGATTGACGAGCTGAAGTTGGAGCGCAAGTCGCTCAACTCCAAGATCAACGAGCACGTTGCGGAGCGCTCGAAGCTCGCACACGTCATCGAGTCGCGCACGGAGTCTCGCCCCGTCCGCTGTCATTGGGAGGTCGACACCAAGGCCGAGCTCGTCATCCTCCTGCGCGACGACACACGTGAAGAGCTCGAGACTCGGCCGCTAACGGCTGCAGACCGACAGCTTGCGCTGCCGGAGATAGAGAAGAACGGGGCCAAGAAGTCGCGCGCGAAAAAACAACGCTGAACATCGGGGGCTGCCGTGCGCGAAGAAGAGCTTGTCCCATGGGACACCCAAGATCCCAATCAGCAGTGGCAGCCGCCGTGTTCACTCTGGCGTCATCTGCCAGAACACAACGACTTGCTCTTCGACGACCTGACCAAGACCTCGGCGCTCGACGTCGCGCTGCTTACCGAAGCGCGCATCACGATCGTAAGACACCACAAGTACATCGCCAGCATGCTCGGGTGGAAGGGTTTCTCAGGTGTCTCGGCGATCGTCATACCGTTCTTCGAGCCCGGCGCGCTTCATCCCTACGGCTTCCGCTTCAAGCCGCTCAAGCCGCGGCAGCGAAAGAACGGGGACAAGATCAAGTACGAGCAACCGTCCAACACAGGGATATTCGTGTACTTCACCCCGCGCGCGTCGCTCGATGGCTACGCCGACGTAGCGCGCACGCTGGTTTGGGTCGAGGGTGAGAAGAAAGCGCTCGCTGCCGAGCAGGCCGGGCTCGTGCCTATTGGCCTGACCGGCGTCGCGAACTGGCACGACAAGCCAGCGAAAGACGCGCACGAAGGCACCAAGATCCACGCGCTCGCAGTCAAGCACTGCGTCATCGCGGGCCGCCGACACGTCATCTGCTTCGACGCCGACGCGCGGACCAAGCCGCAAGTGATGGCCGAGGCGCAGAAGCTCGCCGGCGCGCTGATCGCCGCAGGCGCAGCGGAGGTGCTCTTCTGCTGCCCGCCGGACATGAACGCGAAAGGCCTCGACGACTACCTCGCAGCGCACGGCGTCGACGCAGTGCGCGAGCTCATTGCGACCGCGGGCCCGATCGAAGTGGTCGAGCCCAAGACCGCGGCGGCCCGCGTGCGGGACTATTTCCCGGGCGCCCCAAGCGTTGGAGATCTGCTCGTGCCCGATGGCTTCAGCTTCCGCAAAGGCACGCTGTGCAAGTTGGAGATGGTCAAGGGCGAGGACGGTTGGGCCGAGGAAGAAGTGCCGTTCTTCCCAAGCGCCGTGTTCATCACCCGCAGCTTCGCGGACCTCGAGACCGGCATCCGGTCCGCCGAGGTGACGTTCAGAGACACCAGCGGCGCGTGGCGCAGCTGCATCCTGCCGCGCGCGTTGCTTGGCGGGCGCGCGCTGTCAGACGCACTGCGCGCAGTCGGCGCGGACGTCGACATGCTCAACAACGGCAAGCTCGTCGAGTGGCTGTCTGGATTCGAGCGCTTCAACGGCGACAAGCTCAACCTGGAGTGGCTCGCGGAGCGCGCTGGGTGGTTCGAGCTGCACGGTGAATGGCACTTCGTGTGCGGCAGCGACCTGCGCTTCGAGCGCTGCTCAGACGTTATCCACCGCTCGGAGGTGCACGAGCGCGCCTTTGCTGCGCTCGGGGCACGTGAAGGCGCGAGCGTCGTCCAGCACACCGCTGCGCTCAAGCTGGCGTGGGAGGCGAGCGACGACTGCGCGCTACTGATCGCAGGCGCGCTCGCTGCGCCGCTGCTCAAGATCCTCGGCGTTGCCAACTTCGCCCTGCACCTCTGCGGCGACACCTCGCGCGGCAAGACCTCGATGCTACGCATTGCCGCCAGCATCTACGGTGACCCGCGCAGTCAGCAGTGGGTCGCGCCCTGGCTCGGTACGCTCACTGCGACCGAGCTGCGCGCGCAGTTCTATTGTGACCTCCCGCTCTGCTTCGACGAGTCGGGGACCGTCGACCCGGAGTTCATTGCGCGCGCTGTCTACATGCTCGCCAACGGCGAGGGTCGGCCGCGCGCGACCAAGGATATCCACATGCGACCCACCGCGCAGTGGCGAACCGTCGTGCTCAGTACGGGCGAGGTCGAGCTCGCGAACGAAGATGCGATGGGCGGCCAGCAGGTGCGGGTTATCAGCGTCCCGATCATGGGCTTCGGCAAGCTCGACGCGTCGGGCGTCGACGATCTGCGCGACGCATGCGCGGACAACGCGGGCACGGTCGGCGAGGTCTGGCTGCGCGCGCTCGCCGGCTGCGACGAAGAAGACCGAGCACTGCGGCGCGCTCGATATCGAGCACTGCTCGCAGAGCTGCGCGCCATCGCGGGCGGTAACTCAACGCTCACCCGCACTGCGATGAGCTTCGCAGCGATGGCGCTCGCAGCTGACGGCGCGCAGTGCGAGCTCGGCTTCGGGTCGAGTCAGACCATCATCGAGATCTTCCGCGAGCGCTGCGCGAGCTCGAGCGGGGTGCGGCCGATGCATGAGCGCGTTGTCGAGGCGCTCAACGATTGGGTGACGAGCAACCCGCGCACGTTCCCAGTGACGACGCTGCACTCGAACGGCCTGCGCACTGCAGCGGTGCACGATGCGCCGAGGATCAACGGGTTTCGCCTCGAGGACAGCGGCGACGTCGCCTTCGTCGGCGACGCGCTGCGCAGCGAACTGGAGCGACGTCGCATCCCCTGGACCCCAGCTGTGCAGCAGCAGCTGCACCAGCTTGGGCGCCTTCGGCGCGAGGGTCGACACTTCGCCAAGCGCGTCCGAATCAACGGCGGCCAAGCACGCTTCTACGTGTTCCAACTTGTGGAGGGTGAGACCACTCCGCTCTGGCCGGGACCACTGGGTGGTCTCAGCGAATCCAACAAGAAAACATACAGTTAGCTTCGCTGAGACCACTGAGACCACTGAGACCACCTCGATCGCGTCTCGTATAGGAATCCGAGTGATGACGATCAGTGAGTATAGCCAACGTAGGTGTGTGACTAGCCAACACACGGAAGAGCGAAACCGCGCGCGCGTGCGCGAGGCAAAACAGGTGGTCTCAGTGGTCTCAGTGGTCTCACCCCCTCTCTATCTATCTATAAGTATATGAAATCTATCAATATATATCTAATAGGCGCTGAGACCACGCTGAGACCACTGAGACCACTGAGACCACTTGCGAGGGTCTCGTGAGGCGCCAGCACTGGGATCCGCAGCCTGCACCCGCCGCGATCGCACCTGTCGCGGCGGGTGCAGGCCCAGAAAGCGAGCGCATGAGCTCACGTTCGCCCGACCCGTTGGAGCACTTCGCGCCCATCGAGCTCGCAGTCTTCGAGCTAAGCGGCTTCCCTGCGCTTCTGCTGCCCGGGCTTCCCTCGCCTTGGCACTTGCTCGCCGAGACCTTGCCGGCCGTCTACGGGGCTGCAGAGCGCGTCCGTTTCGCTGTCGCGAGCGACGCCGAGCACTACCGCGCCGCACGCGCCCTGAGCCTCCCAACCTTCAACGCGTTCGAGTGGACCACCTTCGCGCTCGCTGCAGAGCTCGACCGCGTAAGCTACCCCACAACTGCGCGCTGGCTGAGACGCAAGACGGCCGAGCCTGACCTGCTCTTCACCCCCGAGCGCTGCATCGGCGTTGGTCTCAGCCAACCTGACCGCCGGACCCTCTCAGTTGGCCAAGTGATGGCCTCTATGGGCTGTAGGCTAGCCAATGCAGGGTGTGACTAGGCTGGGCTAGCTAGCCAATACTGAACTGACCATCTGTCTACGCTCAGATGGTCTAGAGCGATGACTCATTATGCGCACTAAGGACAAAATCGTACTCCATTCTAAGACGTCGCCGATTGGTCCGCCGCTCCCGCGGCCGGTCGCGATCGCTCTGCTCGTCATCGACGCTGCGCGCTGCAGCGGGCTCGCTTACTACCTTGCGGGTCGCCTGCATTACTTCGCTCAATGCGACGCTGACGATCCTGCAGCGCGCTACCGAGCCATCCAGGACCTCATCACCATGGGCCTGCGCCTCAACATCCCGGCGGCCATCGTGTGCGAAGTGCCAGGCGGTGGCTTCTCTCGCCAGCGACTGCGCGGCGCTATTGGCCTCGCTGAGATCGTCCGCCTCTGGCGGGACACTTGGCGCATGCAGTGCGGCAAGCCTGAGCGCTTCTTCACTTGGACTGCGCTCGAATGGCGCCGCGAGCTCTTCGGGCGCCGCACGCTACCTCGAGAGCAGGCGCGCGCCTTGGAGGCGGCATGCGCGCGCGCAACGGTCGCGCTTGACCGCCCCGTCAACCTGCGCAGCGTAGTTGGGCCCGACGCTGCAGCGGCCATCTCGATGGGCCAAGTCGCCATTCGCTCCAGTGCAGTCGCCGCAGTGCTTGTCCCCAAGGAGACCCGCCATGGATGAACCCGTTCGACCCGCAACTGACTATGAACAGCTCGTCCGCGCGTACGAGCGGCATGCCAGCGACCCGCGCGTGCGGCAGGTCATGTCTATCTACGCTGCCGCACATCTCGCACTCGAACGGGCTGCAGGTGAGCTCACTGCCCTAGCAGAGCATCGGATGGCGGCGGGGATGGCCTCGCGGGCCCATGATCTCTTCCTGCAGGCGGTTCGCCACCTAGACATCATCATCCGCCGCGCAGAAGATGACTCGACCCCGCCAACCTCTACGAGCCCAACACATGGACCAACGCCACGGTGATGACTGCTGCTGCGACGAATGCCTTCGCAGAGCTATCCAGGAAGTGACTCAAACGCACGAAGCGCGGCCCGACGCGACCGACCGTCGCGTGCTCTTGCTACTCGCAGTCGTGCTGCTCGGTTATCTCCTACTGCTGCAGTGGAGCGGCCGATGATCTGGCAACCCGGCACGCTGCGCCTCAACTTCGCCCTGCTCACCAAGCCCAAGCGCGCCTATGTCGCGATGCTCGTCCTTCGCGGGCGCATCGTGGAGATCACCGAGGCCAAGCCCTGGTGGCGCGCGGTGGCAGCGCACGCCGCCGGCGTCGGCGGTTGGATCCCGCCTGACCGTCGCCCACCTGACGACGCGTCGTGACAAGACCTCGACGTGTGTCCCGTTGGGGCGCGCGTCCGAGCATGGAGAGACCGATGGTAAAGCGCGACTCACTGACGCAAGCGTTCTCGAATGGCTGGGATGACCGCTATTGCTTCGGCCTGCTTCGCGTCGAGCAACTGTACGCGGACCCGCTGCGCGGAAGCCGCGCCGCTTGGCGCGTTGGTTGGGAGTCTGCGCATATGCTCTGCACCATCATCGGGCGGCCGTTGCGTAACTCGCCTAGGCGACGTAGCCGCGGCAGCATGCCGCCCCGCACGCCGACTATCGACGAGGTCAACGCGTACATGGACGGGCAAGGGTCGGGGCCGCCCTATGACCCGCTCGCCCGCGGGCGACGTCGCAATCGCGTCATCGCGTGCGCGCTGCTTCTGCTCGCGCTCTTCTGCGCGCGCTGGGTAGTGCGCCACCCGTAACCCCACCAACTGATCGGAGATCGTCATGACGCTACTGCAGCTGCTTCTGGTGTTACTCGTGGTCTGGCTCATTGTAAGCATCATCAACTCACTGCCAGCACTGCGCGTGCAGAGCAATCCAGTCATCTGGATCGTGCTGCTGCTACTCGCGATCGTTGTGCTCGCGACCTATGGAGGCATCGGATTTAGGCTGCGCTAGCGCCGCAGCCGTCAGCTGCAAGCGCCATCTCCACCACAACGCCCCCGGCCTCTACAGTGTGAGGTATCGGGAACCTCGCTGGAGCCTCACCTCGCGCCGACCCTGTTTTTACCGCCAAAATAAAACGAATGAGACTTGCAAAATGAACAGCGCTCACTTCGCAAAGCAGCCTGCGCGTGTGTTGGTTGCGGACCCGCCCTGGAAGTTCAAGGACCGCCTGCCAGGGCGCAAGCGCGGCGCTGCGAAGCACTACGGGTGCCTAACGCCCGCGGAGATCTGCGCCTTCGCGCTGCCGCCGCTCTGCGCGGACGGCGCGCTGTTGTTCTTGTGGCGCGTCGCTGCGATGCAGCAAGAGGCGCTTGACGTTGTCGAGGCCTGGGGATTCAAGGTCAAGGCCGAGCTCGTTTGGGTGAAGCTGACCTCGACCAGCACCAAGCTTCACTTTGGGATGGGGCGCTACACCCGGGCCGCGCACGAGACGTGTCTCATCTGCACCCGCGGGCGGGCTAGCGTGCGCGTGCACGACCAGCGCTCGATCTTCTTCGCACCTGTTGGGCGCCACAGTGAGAAGCCCGACGCGTTCTATTTGAAAGTCGCGCGCCTCGCGGCCGGTCCGTACGCGGAGCTATTCGCGCGACGTCGCCGCCCTGGGTGGCGCTGCTTCGGCAATGAACTCGAACCAATACGAAAGGCAGGATGAAGTCATGGGCGGAGTAGGTTCGGGCCGCAGGCCCAAGTACAGTCCCGAGGTCCACCGCACGATCATCGCTGCGCTCAGGCGCGGCGCGTTGAAGCCGCACGCTGCGCAGTCAGTCGGCATCCACGCCAACACGCTCGAATCGTGGATTGAAGCAGGCAACGCCGGCGATGAGCGCTACGAGGCCTTTGCAATCGAGGTCGAGAAAGCGCTCGCCGACGACGCGCTTCGTAACCAAGCCGTCATCACGATGGCGGCCATCGGGCCCATCAAGGGCGATTGGAAGGCTGCGGCTTGGAACCTTGAGCGCAAGTTCCCGCGCTTGTACGGAGCGCGCTTGACCGCCGCACTGGGCGCGCAGACCGAGCGACCATTCAGCCCGTGGAAAACTCCAACAGCGCAGCCGCCAAAAATATTCTCGTAAATGGCGAAGCGCCCGCACAAGGCCACGCCCGCGTCGAAAGAGCGCGCAGCCCTGCACTCGTTCACTGCAGAGCAGCGTACGGACGCAATGCTTGGAGGTCCCGAGCCGTTCATCCCGAGCGGCATCGTGGTCCGCACCGAAGGCCAACGCATGTTCCTGCACGTCACCGGCTCGTACGCCGCCATCGCGCAGGAGATTCAATGCAGGACCATCAGCTCAATCCATGACTGGAAGACTGGCAAGCGACAGCCCAACGCCGATGCGCGCGCAAAGATGCACTACGCGTTTGGGATCCCCGTCGAGTCGTGGGACGTCGAGCCGAGCGGGACCAAGCTGCCGGACGTGTTACCCGTCACGGGTCAGCGCCGGCTCTCGACGCTCGAACACTGCATCGTGCTTCTGGACACGATCTCGAAGCAGCGCGCGCACCCCGCGTTGACGAACCCCGAGCGAACGAAGCTCGCGCTTGCAGAAGCGCAGATCCTCGCGTTGCGCGCGCGCCTTGAGCAGTCAGCAGAGCTCGCCGAGGACCGCTACATCCGAGAGCATCCCGGCTGGTTGAAGCTGCGAGACGCGCTCACGCGCGCGCTGCTTCCGTATCCAATCGCCGCGAAGGCCGTGCTCGATGTGCTCGCAAAGCTGAACATGGGCGACGAGGCGCCAACCAATGGTGCAGCTGGTTGACCGCTCGCTCTCGAAGCCGCTGTCGCGCTCGAGCTCGCTGCGCGGTCCGCGCGCGTCATTCGTCGGCGCGTTCTTCGAGCACTTCTCATTCGAGCTCTCGATGTCGACTCGGATCCGCTTTCCGAGCCCGGCCTTCCAGCGTGACCCCGTTGCGTTCTTTCGGCAGATCCTCGGCGTCGAACCCTGGTCGCGACAGATCGAAGTCATCGAGGCCGTGCGCGATCACGCGCGCGTAGCGATCTGCTCGGGCCACAAGGTCAGCAAGTCGCACACCGCAGCTGGGCTTGCGCTCTGGTACTTCTGCTCGTTCGAGGATGCGCGCGTCGTCATGACCTCGACGACCTCGCGGCAGGTCGACCAGATCCTCTGGCGTGAGCTGCGCATGCTGCGCTCGCGCTCAGGCCGCTGCACATCGTGCAAAGCAGAAGACCCGGACGGGCTGTTGATCCGCGCGCCTTGTCCGCACTCCACCATCATCGAGGGTGAGCAGGGCGAGCTCGCGCGCACGGGGTTGAAGTCGCCCGACTTCCGCGAGGTGGTTGGCTTCACTGCGCGCGAGGCCGAAGCCGTGTCCGGCGTGAGCGGTCGGCACTTGCTGTACATCGTCGACGAGGCGAGCGGCGTCGAGGAAGAGATCTTCGAAGCCATCGAAGGCAATCGCGCAGGCGGCGCCAAGTTCGTCGCGTTCAGCAACGGCACGAAGAACGAAGGCGAGTTTTACGAAGCGTTCTACGGCAAGGCGCACTTGTACAAGACGCTGCGCATATCGTCGGAGGAAACGCCGAACGCGGTGAGCGGCGAGCTCGTTATCCCTGGGCTTGCGACACGCGATTGGATCGAAGAGAAGAAACTCGAATGGGGCGAGACCTCGGCGCTGTACCGCGTGCGCGTGAAGGGTGAGCACGCGCTGCACGAGGAAGGCCGGATTTTCACCATCCATGCGATCGGCCAGGCCGAGGCGCGTTGGGCCGACACTGCAGAGTCAGGCCGGCTGTACATCGGCCTCGACCCTGCCGGCGAGAGCGGCACTGGTGACGAGACTGTGCTCGTTGCGCGCCGAGGCATGAAGATGCTCGAGCTGCACGCGCGCCGAGGTCTGAACGACGAAGGCCACAAGGCGCTGCTGCTCCAAGTGATCGCGCGCCTGCGCCTGCCGCGCGAGACTCCGGTCGTCGTGCTCGACCGCGAAGGTTCCATCGGCGCGTCGCTCTCGGGCGCGCTCAACGCGCACGTTGCGCAGAATCCCAACGACTTCGAGCTCGTGTCGCTGCGCTCCAGTGATGGCGCCATCCGTCAGCCGCAAGTCTACGACCGCATTCGCGACGAGCTCGCCGCGAACCTCGAGATCTGGTTTCGCGACGGCGGCGCCATCCTCGAGGACGCGAAGCTCGCGCGCGAGCTGCACGTGTTGGAGTGGCTCTTCACTGTGCGTGGCCGCGTCAAGCTCATCCCCAAGGACAAGCTGCGCAAGATCCTCGGTCGCTCGCCTGACCGTTACGACGCGCTCGCGATGTCGGTCTGGGAGCCGCTCTCGCTCGCAGATACACCGCAGAGCATGCTGCCCGCCAACGAAGACACAGACCGCATGGAGCACGTGCTCGACCCTTACGAAGCGATGAAGGTATGGGAAAGCTGAAGACATCGACGCGCGGGCGACGATCGCTCTTGGCGCTCTTACAGCTCGCCAGCGAGACCGACATCGCAGCGCGCTGCCGCGTCGCGCAGCAGTCGGTAAGTGACTGGGCTGCAGGCAATAAGCGCCCGTCGCCGCGCGCGCGCGCCGCGCTTGAGCAGTGCTACGGCATCACGCAGGCCCATTGGGATCAGCCGCTTCGTCCGCTCACGAACAGATAGACACTGCACACGTGCCCAGTCTCTCGTGAGAGAGCCTGCGCGTGGCGTCGATCACCCAGCGGATAAGTCAGTCTGCGCGCGCTGCCCTGATGGGCATCTCGACCTACGCGCCCGACGACAATCCGACTTACGCGTACGACATCGACAGCGACAACGTTCGCCAGATGCGGGAGCAGTTGGGCGGCCAACTGGTCCCCGCCACCGTCTCAAAGATTCGTTGGTACATGAGCGACCTCGAGGCGGCGGAGCGCCTCGCGGACACTGGCGACTTGAGTCAAGCCGGGCGGCTCATGCTTGCAGCGCGCAAGGACGGCGTGTTGTCGGGCGTTCTATCCACGCGCACGAGCGGCTTGGTGCGGCTGCCGAAGCGCTTCCGCGGTGACCCGAAGATCGTGAGCGAGCTCGAAGCCGGGCACGAGTCAGTGCGCTCGACGTTCGATGAGATGTGTCCACCCAGCGAGCTCGCGCTGATGGCTGCGGACGGCGTCTTGTGCGGCGTTGCTATCGGCGAACTGCTGCCGGTGCAGGGCCGAACGCATCCCGTACTCGTGCGGCTCGACCCCCAATATCTTTCCTACGTTTGGAACGAGAACCGCTTCTATTACCGAAGCGCTGTTGGTCGACTGCCGGTCACGCCAGGCGATGGGCGTTGGGTGCTTCACGTTCCTGGTGGTCGCGTCGCGCCCTGGCAGCACGCGCTGTGGCGTGCTGTTGGTCGAGCGTACATCCGTAAGGAGCACGCGAACCTGCAGAAAGACAACTGGGAATCGAAGCTCGCGAACCCCGCGCGTGTCGCAGTCGCGCCGCAAGGTGCAGCCGAAGCGCAGAAGCAAAGCTTCTTCCAACAGGTGATGGCGTGGGGCATCAACTCTGTTTTCGGGATGACTCCAGGCTTCGACGTCAAGCTCATCGAGAGCAACGGCCGCGGCTTCGACAGCTTCAACAAGACGATCACCCAACAGAATGAAGAATTTATCATAGCCATCGCCGGGCAGATCGTCACAACAACCGGTGGCTCCGGTTTCGCAAACGCCGACATCCACAAGGCGATTCGTGCGGACCTCATCAAGGACACTGCAGACGGGCTCGCCTATACCGTCAACACGCAGATCATCCCGGTCTACATCGCGCTGAGCTACGGCGAGGATGCGATCACGACGATGAGTGCGGCAATGGAATGGGACGTCACTCCGCCGCAAGACCTCAACGCGCAAGCCAACAGCGTGCTCACGCTGGCCAACGCGATAATCCAGATGCAGCAGGCGCTCGCGACCGGGGGCTATGCGCTCGACATCACCACGATGGCGGAGCGCTACGGCGTGCCGCTCGAAGGCGACTACGACGGCGACGGCGTGCCCGACACTGACACGGGTAAACCCAAGCTGCGCGTCATCGAAGGCGGCAAGTCTACGACTGCTGCTGATACAGACACGGTCGGCGACGTCGCGCCCACCGACGCCGCGGTGGCAGCGGACAAAGCAGCGCAGGACACCGCGCTCAACGGCGCGCAGATTGCGTCGCTGCTCGAGATCATCCAGGCCGTTGCGGACGGGCTCATACCTCGCGACTCCGGCTTGGCCATCATCAAGCGTGCGTTCTTGGTCGACGACGCGGGCGCCGAAGAGCTTATGGGTAGCGTTGGCCAAGGCTTCGTATCCTCGACCGCAGCGCCGCCCGCACCGCCTCCCGGAGCACCGCAGCCGCCAGCTGCACCCACTGAGCAGGTGGCCGCATGACTGCCGCGAAGAAGAAGATCGCAATGCGTTACGAGCGCCGCGGCTATCTCGCGGTCGCGCCGAAGGCGTTCTTCGAGATGTTCTTCATGGACGAGCGGCCACCGGAGAACTCCGAGATCGGCGACGCCATCATCGTCGATGTCCGCGGGCCGCTCGAACAGCACGCGCACTACTGTTACGACTCCTACGAGGCCATCACTGCGCGCGTTGCCGAGGCATGCAAGACCGCAGCGCGCTCGGTGATCCTGCGCTTCGACAGTCCGGGCGGCGAGGTCGCGGGCTGCTTCGAGACTGCGCGCGAGCTGCGCGCGATGATCACTGCAGCGGGTAAGCGCTACTTCGCTTTTGCCGAGGGTGACTGCTGCAGCGCCGCGTACGCGCTCGCGAGCGGAGCCGAGTGCATTGTGCTCGCCGACTCCGCGCTCATCGGATCAATCGGTGTGTTGGTCGAGCGCTGCGACGTAAGTGCGCGCAACGTCAAGGAAGGCCTGCGCGTGCAGTTCATCACTTCGGGCGCGCGCAAAGCGGACGGCCACCCGGATCAACCGATCAGCGACGCCGAGCTCGAACAGATGCAAGGCATCGTTGACTCGATGGGCGCGAGCTTCTTTGCGCTCGTCGCCGAGCTGCGACCGCGCATGACAGCGGACGGCATTGCAGCGCTGCAAGCGAAAGTTTTCCACGGCGCCAGTGCCGTGGGTGTTGGGCTCGCCGATCAGATCGGAAGCCTTTCGACTGTGCTCGCGCTCGCGAGCGCGACCGGAATAGGAGCGACGGCAATGGCTGACAAGTCACCATACGAGGTTGCGCGCGCTGCGCTCGAAGAAGCAGCGAAGGGCGAAGATGCAAACGCTGCAGCCGCGAAGCGCGCGCTCGCAGCGCTTGGAGAAGGCGGCGGCGGCGAGGAAGAAGAGCCCGCGCCCGACGCCGAGGCGGGCGACGACGAGGAGCCCGAAGCCGAGACCGAGGTCGAGCCGGACGACGACACTCAGCCCGCCGCAGCGCCGAAGAAAGAGAGCAAGGCGGCGGCCGCGTACCGCGTTGCGATCGCGGCGCAGAAGACGTCGGAAGCCGTGCGCGCCGAGTTGAAGAGCCGCGATGACAAGGAAGAGCGCGCGCGCTTGCTCGCGTCGCGACCGGACCTCTCGGCCGAGATGGCCAAGCTGCTGCAGAAGGCGCCGTTAGATCTCGTGCGCGAGCACATCGCCTCGATGCCGAAGCTGACGGGCACGATCGCATCGAACCCGCGAGCAAACGCTGCAGCGGGCGGCGGCGGGCCTGCGCCAACACGCGGTGAAGGTGCGGGCGACCCTAACGTGTCGCGCCTTCCCGACAACGAGAAGCGCGCGCTTGACCAGCGCATGGGCCTGCTCGGCGAGTCGAGCGGCATCGAGAACACCGACTACAAGCTGCGCCTGGGCGTGACTAAGCCTAGCGCGAGCGGCTCCACCCCAACCGCAGCCTGAGCCTCACAAGTTCAACAACCAAACAATTCATCTCCGAGGCCAACATGTCAGAGCGAACGATTCGTGAGGCTCACTGGGGCTACTACAGCTTCGTGGTGAAGGCAGGCGAGGTCTGCGAGAAAGGCAACGTCGCCGCGTTCAACGCGACGGGCGAAGTCGTCAACGGGCCGGGTGCCGTGCAGATCGGCTACTGGCACGAGACCAAGAACGCCGACGGTGTCATCAAGGTGCAGGTGAAGCTGTGGCGCGAGATCCAACTGCAGTGGTTGGACAACGAGACGGTCACGCCCGTTGCCATCACCGACCGCGGCAAGATCTGCAATCTGAAGACCAACCACAGCGTGACGATGGACGCCGCTGTTCTCACGAAGGCCGGGATGGTCTTCGACGTGCAGGCCGCCAAGGGCGTCTTGGTCTTCTTCGACTACGACACCGCGGCCTGAGCGCGCAAGTTCATCTGACAGAACTGGAAGGACACAACACATATGGCAACGCTCACACCGTCATTCCTGTTCGATCTCGAGTCGAACATGCGCACGATTACGGCTCGCGAATACGAGCGGCTTCTCAGCAAGCTCTGGTGGCAGACAGTCTGCAAGACCGGCCCGACGTCGGGCGCCAAGAAAGAGCGCGTTACGTGGCTGCTCGACACTGCGCGCATTCAGAAGACTGGACGCGGCGGTAACGTCGAGTTCGAAGACATCGTTTCGCAGACGACCGAGGTCGAGCACGAGAACGCGGCCGCAGGTCTGAAGATCAAGAAAGAGCAGCTCGAAGACGTCGATGGCAACGGCATCGACTTCGCGACTCACTGGAGCCGGCAGATGGGTAGTTACGCTGCATACTGGCCCCAGAAAATGACGGCGCAGGCACTGCTCGCGAACGGGCCCACCTACGACGGACTGTCGTTCTTCAACCAGAACCACAAGGTCAATCCGTTCAACGTCAACGCCGGCGTTTACGCGAACATCTTCACCGGAGCTGCGGTAGGCATCTATCCGGGCGCGCTTCCCATCGACACGAGCGTGAGCGTCGACGTTGCGATCGCCAACGTTGCCAAGGCCATCGCCTATATCTCAGGCGCGCTGAAGATGCCGAATGGCGAGGATCCTCGGTTCCTTCGCGTCGCCAACATCCTGATCCCGCCAGCGCTCGTCGCGCGGGCGCAGCAGATCACCAACGCCAAGTTCATCGCGCAGCTCGCATCGGGCGGCGCAGCGGGCAGCGGCGACGTCGAGGCCATCGTGCGGAACTTCGGGCTCGGCCAGCCGGTCGAGGCGCCCGAGCTCGGCGCACCGTTCGGGGGCAGCGACACCACCTATTACATCGCGGTCGAAGAGATCACGAACAACGAGCTCGGCGCGTTTGCTTACATCAATCGAGAGCCGTTCTCGGTGCTGTACTACGGGCCGCAGAACGACGGGCAGCTCGCGCGAATCCGTGAGTACCAGTGGCTGACTGAGGGTCGTAACTCGATCATGAACGGCCACCCGTATCTGCTCTTCAAGTGCATGGCGGCTTGAGCGCTTAGCGCTCGCACTCACGCACGCATTCGCAGTGCACGACGTCGACCAGGGCGTCGTGCAGCTCGTCCCCAACTGAACTCCATGCCGCGTGTCCGCCATGACTGCCTACCTCAACCTCGCAGACTTCAAGCTCACCACTGACATGCCTTCGGCATTCGTCGATGAGATTGAAGTGCAGGAGGCGGGCTGGGTCGACAAGGCGCTCGACATGGGTTCGGCGTATATCGACTCGCGCCTCGCGAAACGCTACGACGCGCCGTTCATCGCGCCGTTTCCAATCGCAGTGATCCGCTGGCTCACTGACCTCGTGACGCTGCGCTGTTGGCGCAAGCGCGGCGTGGTCGCCACCGACGAGCAGATGATCGACTACCGCGCTGCAGCTGAGACTGCGCAGCGCGAGCTCACCGAAGCGGCCAACAGCGATACAGGTTTGTTCGACCTCCCGCTGCGCGCGAACACCGATACGAGCGGCATCAACCGCGGCTTCCCTCGGAGCTACAGCGAGCAGTCGCCTTACGTTTGGTACGACGTTCAAGAAGAAGTCGGTCGCGATGAAGACGTCGCAGGGGAAGGCACGTTCCGATGAGCTCACCGGAAAACGATGCCGCCATGTCAGAGCTGCAGGCGATGATCAACAAGATCATCGAGCTGCCCGAGCTCGGCAAGAAAGCAGCGCCCGACGTTGCCAAGGTCGTGCGCCGCGACATCGAAGGCACGATCTCTCGCGGCACTAGCTCCGAGGGTCACCCATGGCGGCCCACGCAGGAGGGTAAGAAGCCGCTGCAGCATGCAGCCCAAGCGCTGCGCTCTGCATCGATTGGCGATGTCATCTACGTCCGCCTGGTCGGCGTCGAGGCTCGTCATCACAAAGGCCGAGTCAAGGGCGGCCAGAAG